GAAATCGTGCGCGACCTTTGGGGAACGGCGTCCTTCGCGCGCATCATGCAATGCACGGGATTGGGCCAGCGGCGCGTCAAAGACGTGGCGCGCGAATTGGGCTTGCCGCCGCGTGATCCAGGATTAGCGCACTCGCTTTCCGCAAGCGCGCAACGAAAAAGCCGGGACGTGGTGTCTCGGCCTGCCGCCCGCAGTAATCGAGAACTCCCCCCTACACTCTCTGATATGCGGGCGGCTTTCCCATCGCGGCCAAGTGCCGCATTTGTCTCCTGCGGCGCCTACTCCGCAGTCGAGCGCCAGGTGTCTCCTCAGCCTGAGCGAACCTTGCCCGGCGCGTGCGCTGATGTAGCGCCGCGCCAAGTCTTTTCCGGGACGGAATGCCAATACCTCTATGGCGATGACCGCCGCGCATATCGCTTTTGCGATGCGCCATGCGTTGCGCGCGACAACGGCGCGCCGTCGCCATATTGTGCTGATCACTATGCGCTTTGCCTGATACCGCTCCCGAAAGCCGAGGCGGCACGAAAGGCGCAACGCGCGGCGGATACGGCGGCGGGCAGGATGCGCTGGCAAGCGCCGAGCGCGTGGCGGTAAAAAGAACATCAAACAATAAGAGGAGAGAAGAATGCAAACCGAATATGCGGAATTTCTAGCGGCAAAGCGTCCTGCAGCGCACGCAACCGGGCTTGATCGCGTGCCCGATCTTCACTCGGACTTGAAGCCGCACCAGCGCGACTGTATCGCGTTCGGGCTGCGCCAAGGGCGGTTTGGCTTGTTCCTTGATACAGGCATGGGCAAGACATTCTCGCAGCTTGAATGGGCAAGCCATGCGATTGAAGCAAGCAATGGCAAGGCACTGATCCTGGCGCCTTTGGCGGTTGCGGCGCAGATCGTGCGTGAAGGCAAGGCGCGCGGCTATGAGGTGCAGCAGATACGCGACCAAGCCGATGCGCGCGACGGCATTAACGTCTGCAACTATGATCGGCTTGACCGGCTGGACTTTGACGAGTTTGGCGCGGTTTCGCTTGATGAAAGCAGCATCCTAAAGAGCTTCACCGGCAAGACAACGCGCGCCCTGATTGACGCATTCAAAGATCATCGCTTTCGGTGCGCTGCGACTGCAACGCCAGCGCCGAATGATCACATGGAATTGGGGCAGCATTCAGAGTTTCTCAGCATTATGAACGGAAACGAGATGTTGTCGCGGTTTTTCATTAACGACACGTCGCAGGCATCGCAGCAATGGCGTTTGAAAAAGCACGCCGAAATGGCTTTTTGGGATTGGATGGCATCTTGGTGCCGGATGGCGGAAACTCCGGCGGACTTCGGCTATGATGCCAGCGAATACGTCTTGCCGCCTTTGAATGTGCATCGCCACAAGGCGGCGGGCGATATTCGCGCGCCTGCCGGGTTGCTTTTCATGGGCGATCTATCGGCAACCACGCTTCACGAAACCAAGCGCCAGACCGCGCAAGCCCGCGCGCAAGCCATTGCGGCGATCATGCCGGCCAATGATGCCTGCGTGGTGTGGTGCGATACGGACTATGAGGCCGATGCCATCCGGGCGGAAATCCCTGAAATTCAGGAGGTGCGCGGTTCTCATCCGATTGAGCGCAAAGAAGAAACGCTTGAAGCGTTTGCATCCGGCGAAGTGAAATGGCTTTTGACCAAGCCCAGCGTGGCAGGGTTCGGCATGAATTGGCAGCATTGCGCGACGATGATCTTTGCCGGGCGGTCATTCAGCTATGAGGCTTGGTATCAGGCAGTCAGGCGCTGCTGGCGCTACGGCCAGCAGCGCCCGGTGGACTGCCACCTAATCGTGGCAGAGGGTGAAGATCAGATTGGTCGCGTGATTGATCGAAAGAGCGCCGATCACGCGAAGATGAAGCAGGCAATGTCATCCGCCATGCGCCGCGCAATGGCGCAGGATGCTGGCGTGCGAGTTCCGTATCAACCAACACACAAAGGGGAGTTTGCATCGTGGCTTTCATGAGTTTGAACAGCAGTCAGGGCGACAATTGGCAGGCCATCCATGGCGATTGCGTGGACGTGGTGCGGCAGATGCCGGATGAAAGCGTGGGCTTTTCGGTTTATTCGCCGCCTTTCGGGTCGCTTTTTGTCTATTCAGAGAGCGAGTGCGATATGGGAAATTCATCATCGGATGGAGAGTTTGAGCGCCATTATCAATACATGGTGAAAGAGAAGTTTCGCGTGACTAAGCCTGGCCGCCTAACTGCCGTGCATTGCACCGATCTACCGATGACAAAATGGCGCGATGGGCATGTTGGCTTGAAGGACTTTCCCGGCCAGATTATCAAGGTGCATGAGGAAGCCGGATGGATTTACCATGCGCGGGTGACAATCTGGAAGTGTCCGGTTGTGGAAATGACCCGCACCAAGGCAGTCGGGCTGGTGTATGGCCAGCTTATCAAGGACAGCAGCAAGTCGCGCGTTGGGCTTCCTGACTATTTGCTGATCTTCCGCAAGCCGGGCGACAATGCCGATCCAATCGTGCATGACATGGGCCATGATACGGCCAGCCGCCTAGAAAGACCCCGTAAGAATATCGGATCGAGCGAGATACCGTTGGACAAGTGGCAGGAATGGGCTTCGCCTGTTTGGATGACCATTGATCAAACGAATGTTTTGAATGTGAAGGCCGCCAAGGATCAGCAAGACGAAAAGCATCTCTGCCCGCTGCAGCTTGACGTGATTGAGCGCAGCTTGATCCTTTGGAGCAATCCGGGCGATACGGTTCTAAGCCCATTCATGGGCATTGGCAGCGAGGGGTTTTGCGCCATGAAGCTGAAGCGCAAGTTTATTGGCGTCGAATTGAAGGACAGCTACTTTCGCCAAGCCTGCCGCAACATAGGAGTGGCAGAGAAATCGGCAGAAAGCTTGTTTGATTACGCTGCCGCATGACCGCCGCCTTCATCTTGCTATTCCTAATATGCCCAGCCGATGGCGCCATGTGCGAGGAGGGCCATGTCGCGCATCGCACATGCGCGGCGGCAGAGGCATACATGAGGGAAGGGCTACAAGACGGGCAATCGCTGCATGTCACGGATTGCGTAACAGTGGCGGAGTTTAAGGAAAGGGAGAAAGAGAGATGAACCGCGCAACACCACAACGCGCCCGCAAGCTGACTGATGATCAGGTGCGGGAAATTCGCAGCAACACCATATCCGGGCCGGAACTCGCCAAACACTACGGCGTGACGCAAGAGGTGATTTGGAGCATCCGTAACGGCGAAAGCTATCAGCATGTGAGGGATGAACCATGACCCGCGCCGCGCCAGAGCGTGCCATCCAGATCGCCATTAAGCGCCGCCTGGCCCTGTCTGGCGTGGTGTGTCAACATTCGCCCAATGCGGGCAAGCGCAGCGTGATCGGCGGCAGGATGCTTAAGGCAGAAGGCATGATCACCGGATGGCCTGACCTGACGCTTGTCGGGCCTGACAAGCGCGTGGCGTTTTTGGAGGTGAAGGCTCCCAAGGGCCGCACGTCAGCCGCGCAAGATGACTGCCTCGCCATGCTGCGCCGCATGGGACATGACGTGGCGGTTGTGCGGTCGCAGGATGACGCGGTGCTGATGTTGCAGGAATGGGGATGGAACGTGAGATGATAGCTGCGCTTTATGTAGAACCAGGCGGCGCATATTACGGTCTTCCCGGCGTTGATCCGTGGGACCAGGCGCGCGATGCGCGGTTATATGCCGGGCCTTGGCCCGTTGTAGCGCATCCGCCGTGCGAGCGGTGGGGGCGTTTCTGGCATGGAAGCCCGCGCAAGCCGCATCAATTCAAGCTAGGTGATGACGGTAAGTGCTTTGCCCACGCCCTTTACTCCGTGCGGCACTGGGGCGGCGTGCTGGAACATCCCGCCGATAGTCACGCATGGCGCGCTTTTGGGTTGAACCGCCCCGTTAGGTCGGGCGGGTGGACGCCGGCAGATCAGTTTGGCGGTCTGACGTGTTACGTCGAACAGGGCCACTATGGCCACCCAGCCCGCAAGGCGACATGGCTTTATGCGTCCGGGGTAAGCACGCCAGAATTGCGCTGGGGCACGCTTCCACAGCGCCTAGACCCCAAAATGGTTGAGCGGCACGGCTACGAATACGCGCGCCGAAAAGGCATGGTCAGCATGATTGGCGGAAAGCACAAGAAGGCAATCCGCAACGCCACGCCGCCCGAGTTTCGGGATTTACTGCTTTCCATCGCCGCAACGGCAAGCGCGGAGGCTACGCATGCCGCGTAAAGCAGCCCGGACCGGGCCAGGGATGGCACGCTCTCCAAGCGCCCATTTCCGCACCGTGCGATCATCCACTTCAAGCGCCATTGCCGCCTCGCGCTGGTTCATGCCAAGCGCGGCAATCGCTTCCCGGAATTGTTCAGGCGACACGGCGAACAATGCCTTGCGCGTCAACCGTCATGCCAGCCGCCGCAAGGGCAGGGCGCAGCGTGTCAATCGTTTCGTCAATGCGGAACGTGTTGGACAGGCTGCCGTCAGCCTTGAACAGCGCCAGGCGTTCGGGCCGGTCGTCACGGCAAGCGATGAAGCCGATTGCATCGGCAGGAAGGGCGGGGCGGGTTGCGGGCTTGAACATACGGCGTTTATAGGCCCATCGGGCCTAGATGTCAAGAGGTTTTTTCATGCCTGAACCCGTCCCATCTACCCTAGAAGAGCGCCTTGCTTTCTATGAGCGCTTCGCCCGCAACCTTGCGGAGCGCGTGCCGGACCCGGTAGAGGACGCGGAACGCGAGGCGCATTTTGAGACATGGAAGCGGAAAGGCGCAAAGAAATGAGCCTGACAGCGTCCGCCCTATGGCTTGCCCAGGAAATGCGCCTGCCGGTCTTTGCGTGCGGGCCAGACAAGCGCCCCGTCACACAACACGGCTTCCATGACGCCACACATGACGCGGCAGAGATAGAGCGCCAATTCGCCACGCCTGGCGCGGCCATGATCGGCGTCCCTACAGGCGATACGTCCGGGTTTTTTGCGCTTGACCTAGACGTGAAAAACGGCGGCGGCGGACTGGAATGGCTGGCAGCAAACCAGCATCGGATACCGGAAACGCGCCGGCAC